GATCTAGTTGACTCTAGGAGTTCGCGTATGCGCATGGATCATCGTGGTTCACGGCCAAGACCAGCTTCTCCGCCAGCCGCCGCATCAGTAGCGTCAAAGCCGTCAGCGCCTTCTTCGCCATCTGTGTCGAGATCACTGCTCATATCAGGTGCTGGAATCTCACCGCCAGGTGCTGGTGGTGTTGCGCCGGCTCCCATATCCATTGGGGCTGCAACTTGCTCTCCTGCCAGCGCACGAGCGGCGCCATCAGCAGTTTCACGTGCATTCTGCAAGCTGGTATAAAGTTCTTGGAAAATAGGACTCACTGTGCTCTTGAACTGATCAGCTTGCGGCTGACCGATCTGGTCACGGATGGTATCAATCAATGCAGGCAGTTCTTCGTTCTGCATCTTGCTGATATCTTCCAGCATGTCCTGCATGCTGTCCACGATGTCCTTGGCTGCAAGGATAGCGCCTGACTTGGCGATTTCGCTTTCGTTGATCTGACGGTGTTCTTCAATCCAACGATTAAGTCCTTCACGCACCATGAGAAGTTCCATATACTTAGGATTCTTCTCAGCGTTGTGTGCGCCGAAATCGCGACGCAAACGATTCATATTTTCGCCCAGTGCTTGGCTTAGTCCCCTGGCTTTATGCAGGTTCAGCTTGCTGTAGTCAATGCGGAAGCCAAAGCGTCCTTCGTTGACTTTGTTTATCTGGTGCGATGTTGCCCTAGGGGAGATCTCTTGCAGTTTCATGTTTTGTTTTCCCAAACTTTACTGTATTTAGCACTGTTGACCTTTTTCTGTAAGTTATCTCGCGCATACTCAAACTGCGGTTTTGTCCAACTTAACCTTGCCAGATATAGATCTTGCTTCCATTCATCCTTACGTTCCACCGCGAGTTTCAGCTGTTGATAGAGCATATCTAGTTCAGATTGCAAAAGCCCTAGATTCTGATCTTCTAGCAAAAACTCACGTGCCGTATGATATTTATTTCTGCTACAATACAAACAATAAAACACGGCAGCTTGTTTGTTGAAGAAGTCCTGGGCATCATGCCCGTGGTAATGCTGTACATGCCAGCCAATTGGGTGGCGTTGTAGATTATACTGCCCTATGCGATAGTTATTTTTGCCTGTTTGAATACAGACTAGCGTGCCGTTTGAACTTAACCTGGTGAGCTCTTCTTTGCTCCAATGATCAAGCAGGCCCATCATGACATTTGTCATAACTTCTATGGCTGCTTGTTTCTCTGCTCTTTGCTGTAATTCGTGGCGGCTAGGGCGTCTTTTTGTAGTACGTGATCCTGCCATCTTGATTTTTCCTGTACAATACGTCTTTGATTACCATGTTGTTGGCAACTACCACTTCACGCTCGTCAAGTTTGTTGCGTGAAACGCTGCCTTCATGGAGTTTACCGAGGAGCTCAGTCTCCTCGTTAGTCAATGCTATATCCAAGCCTTTGACCAGTTCTACTATTTTCATTACTTTGATACCAGATGTACTATCACTGTGATTAGTCCAGTGATAAGGACGCTGATGATAGCGGTACCAATGGCGATCAGTTGCTTGCTCTGCTTGTCCCCGGACCCAGCAAGAGCTTCACGTATTGCCAACACGTGTTCTTCCAACTTTTCAACCTTCTTAGTAACGGTTTCAAGTTTGTTTTCCAATTTTTCATACCTCTCTGCGCACAGTTCTACGTGGGCTTCAAGGCTCTGCTTTTCAATATCTGTGGACAATTACGTCGCTCCTTAATGGGTGCGATGCTTGATTTTGTGAGCCGTGATAAATGCCTTAATAAATGCCATAAGACGTGATTCGCATCTTATCAGTTATTTAACATCCCAAGGCCAATCTTAAAATATATGTTTTTAATGGCACCTGAGGTGTAGAATATGGGTAGCATGAAACGAGCTGTTTCGCTCAGATAGGGCACTATGGGAACTTCGTCGAAGTTTTCCTCCAGCTGGGCAAGATCTTCTGTTCCTCTGCGGAACACATCCTCTCTATCCACTGAGAAAGTGAAGTGCCACACACGATGTTTGCCTGTGTACATTTCGCCAAACTGCATCGCAGACAGATCTGCGACTTCCACACAGGTGGGTGAGTTTAGTATGTTAGGCTGGATGGTGAGTCCTATGCACTGTAGCACAGTTTCCCAGTTCCTCTGCTGGTTACGTGCCAGCTCTTGTCCTGGCAGATCTCTTATCACCCCTGTGTTGGTGATGTCTACCAGTGTGTAAGCCGAGTATATGCGATTGAGGTCTTCCATGCAAATACTTATGCCACAAAAAAAGCAGCCTCGAAAGACTGCTTTTTCTGTTACTGCCGACGAAGCTATTAAGCTACTGTGAAAGTTGTACCAGCTGTTACCAATGAACCGCTTACGTCGATTGGTGTAGCACCAACTGTGGTTCCTAGGTTGCGGATTGTGGTTTGCAATTCGCTTGCTGATGGGCTGTTCACACCATCTGTAACAACATAAATGTTGCCAGTTGCATTGTTTGCCATGTTGTATGCCAACACGCCCTGTGGGCAAGCACGTAGGATAGCTTCAACAGCTAGTCCTAGACCGCCATCTGGGTTTGCAGCCATCTCACCACGGCAGTCAACTGCCGCTAAAGATGCATCACGAACTTGAATGTGATAGAAAGCTAGGCTTTGACCTAGTTGTGTACCGGTCTGACCGTTGATCTGACCTTCAATACCTACGCCACCGTGTGCGCGAGTTACTCCGATTGCCATGTTTTTTCTCCTAATAGTGTACGCTTTTGCGTATGTAGATATTTATGATCGCCGCAAGAAAATTATTCTTTAGGCATATATTCCAGTAGATCTAGCCTTGTAGCGTGTCTATACAATTCTCTGCGCATATTACTGATCGCAAAATGGCGTTCGCTAGCGTTGGCAGTTGGCCAGTCTAGAACTGTGCGGCGCACCTGATACAATGAACTATCGCTTATGCCCAGTGCAGTCTCTAGGTTCATGAAAAACTGTCGATCGCGTCCATGCTGGAAACTCATCATCCACACTCCGCGCAGATAGGTCTTGATCTGTAGCACAGGTGCTGATATGTTGAGATTGATATTCATGCGATCTTCGTAGTCACTCTGATTGCTCAGTGCCACAATGATGTTGCCAAGATCAGTGGTAGCTGATCTCATGTGGTCAAAATCGCCCCATTTGATTGTTTGAGCACAGTAGGTGCGAGCAGTGCTTTCGTCATCGTGTCGCATCAGCTCAATGGTTAGCAGTCCTACATAGAGTATACGTGCTAGATCATGCGCTGAGGTGCGCTCAAAGCTCAGAGGTGTGCGAAACATCCTGCTTTCAATCACTTCTGTCTTTATAAAATCAAACATGTTATCCGTTCTTTGCAAAGTTTGCACGGCTGAATCCCAGCCGGTCGATCAGTTTCATCTTTTCTTCGCCACCGCCTACCACATAGCCTTCGTGGCCTTGATCTTTGCCGGTGAATGCTTGTATATCACCTGCGTTGGCTTGCGCATCGATCTGTTGTTTGATGTTGAGCTTGAGATTATATATCTCAACCCAGATAGCAAACAGTCCTTCGATGCCGGGCCTGCCTTCTTTGTAGAGCCAACCATCACCATTGCCCAGCAATTTAGTCGCGGCAGCTGGACTTAGTTTGCTTGGCAGGTACTTGTAAAAGCCATCAAGCATGTGATCAAAACTGCCAGTGGCTATCTTGCTGGTTATATAGGTGCTGATGTTGCCTAGCAGGCCCTTGGCCTTGAGTTCGTTGAGCTTGTTGAGGAACTCACTCACTGCACCGTCGTATTTTGCTACCACAGCATTGGCACGTTGTACTGCGCTTTGATCCATAGCCACCTTGGGCACAGGCATTTCGCCCGTGACGAACCAGATAGGACCGCTGTCTGGTAGTCCGCCGAGCCCTTTGAGAGGTTGGTCGGGCTGTCCGATACCAGATATGAATGTGTGTACTGCTATGCCTGCCACGCTGCCTGCGATCTTTTGTCCGATCGCGCTCTTGGCCTTCACACGATATGTCACTGTGTTGGGTTTGAACACGAACCATTCACCTTGAGGCTGTGGTCTTCCTGCATACAACAGGTCGCCCATGTAGAATCCTTTGAAGCCTGCGGGTATGATTGACTCTAGTGCGTTCCAGATAAGGTCAATCTTGGCATAAAGATCAGCACGGTCAGCACCACGTGCGGCATCATACTGTCGAAACTGCTCAGGACTCTTGACGCGACCTGACCCGTCTTTTTTATCAAACATGTGTTTGTCTACAACCATGAGCTGGCCATCAACATCTCGTCCAAACACCAGGGCTGGGAACCCGTCCCACTTGATGGTCGTTAGTTCTTTGCCCGAAGCCATGTTACTCAATGAGGCAATGGCACGTTTAGCACCTGCGATACCTTCGCTGAACACCAGGTCTTCAGGGTGTACGATGCGAGCACCTTCTGCAAGTACACGGCTTTCTACAAGCAGTTCACTTATTTTCATCAGTCGATACCTACCTGCATGCTGGCCGGAACTTGTCCTGCGCCAAAATCAATGATAGCATTGCCTGTGCGCAGTTTCTTGGCCATTATCTGCTTCTTGACATCTTCGGGACCTTTGGCAACATAGTAGTTGCTGGTGAGCGTGTTGAAGTACATGATCACGCCTTTCTTGTCCACACCAGAATACACCGCATAAAGCACCTTGGCAAAGTTGGCCTGTATGCCCAGCCAGTTCAATCCAAACCCACCTTCGACTTGTCGATCATAAAACAGGTTAGGATCTTTTGCCATCTCAGCGATGGCTTTTTTCGCATAGGGCATGCCTTCAGGTAGTATCGCACATTCAATGGTGCGTGTCAAAAATTCAATGCAGGCTTTCTTTGTTCCCTTGGGATCATATATGCTCGCCGGGCCAACCAACATTGGGTTCCAGATATCTCGTAGTGCTTCAAGGTCAAAGGTTTCGATCTTCTTGACCTTGGTCGCGCCAGTCTTTTGATTCTTGACCTTGGTGAACACCTTGGTGATCACTTTGCCAAATTGTGGTGTGTTTGGTTTGTACTTGGACGAGTCTATATCTTCGTTACCGATGTCTATCAGTTTCCAAACAAATTCTTCAGCTACTTTTCTAAATGCTGCCGCGGCATCGGTTCCTTTGGCGATACCCTTGCTGTTGAAACGACCACCAGCTGTGCCATTCTTCATGCCCTTGAGTTCTACTTCTACTGGGCCTTTGGGAGTCATCACACGTAGGTCACCACCTTCTGTGCCCTTGGTCACAGGGTTGCTCAGCACTGCTAATCCAACTTCACCCGGGCCCCATGCACCTGCTGTAGTTCCCGGCTGGGCGTCAAACACCTCGTGCTTGATCATATCATAGATTTTACGGTCTTTAGGATCTCTTACTTGATCATCGATCTTTGCGTTTGGATCTGTGTTGTTTAGCACTTGATTGAAATCAATGATGCCTTTCTTACACTTTACCATGAATGCAGTCACCGCTTGACCCATCTCTTCTGTGCCAGCACGATCTCTCTGTGTGCGCACAGGTTTTTCGAATATACTGCGAAGCAGATTGACGATCTTGTCTTTCATCACGTCGCCGGTATCGCCGCCTGCTTTGGGCTTTGCTTGAGGTTTTGCTTCTTCTAAACCTTCAGACACAGCGGCATCTTTGCGCTCATTGGTAGCGATAGCATTGTGTATGATTTCAGCATTATTAACAACCTTGTCTGCTAGTTCACGAGCAGTGCGCTCCAGTGTATCATTCCACTCTCTAGAAGATTGATACTGTATGTCTTTGCCCATCTCTATGCTTTTTTCATGCAATGCCATGATGTATCGAGCAGTAGCTGGGTCACTGAGTACTGCTTCTAGTTTGTTGTTCTTGCCAACCATCTTTTTTATCAGATCGATCTTGGCTTGTTCAGCGGCGGTGAGCTTGCCTGCTGCCTCTGTCACTGGTGCCTGCGCAGGTGCTGGCTGTTGTGTCTGTGGTGTTTGTTGCTGTGCAGGTTGTGCAGGTTGTGCAGGTGCAGCCGGCGCTTGTGCCTTTGCTACCAGCTGATCCAATACCTTGTTAGCTTGTTGGTGGATAGGATCCGCGGCATCTGTATTAGAAAGTACCTGTGCCAGCATGTCTACCAAGTCGGTACTGTCTGTGGCAGCAAACTCTGTTAGATTACGTGATTCTACTATGTCTCTTATCTTCATGATGCAAACAATCCTTTGACATATTTAAGTCCTGTCATTACTTTCTTTTTGTCATCTTCTGCTCTAGCGATTGCCTGCGGTGTAGATGCTTTGTCTCTCTTGGCACTTGCTATTTCAGCAAATGCTTTTTCTTCGTATCGTGCTTCAAACTTGCGCATGAAATCTTCAGCGGAAGTGAAATTCTGTAGGTCACCTTGACCGTACATTCCATTGGCTTCAAAACTGCGAGCCAGGCCTTGTACGCCTCGTACCATTTTTTCAATCTTGGGATCCGCGGCATCAGTGCCGGGGTTTTGTTTCAGCAAAGTATCGATTTGTGGTTTTTCTATGCCAGCTTGTTGTGCTTCATAGTTCATGATGTCCATGATGAAGTTGCCTGGATTGGTGCTCAGCGTGACCACCGTGGTTCCTTTTTGTTTGCTGAACGGCACATGCTCACCATCGACAGTCTTCAACTGCACACCAGCATGCTGTATGCTCATGTCTAGCAACTGTCCCAACACTGAGAACATGTTGCCATGCAACAGTCCTTTGACTCCACGCTCAGGTGTCACACGTGCGGCACCCCAGTCAGCGATGTTTGAAGGATGCCACATGAGATCCACTTGTACAAAAGCATCACGTCCCACTGCGATGATAGGGTGTCCTATGCTGTCCATGCTGTGTACATAAGATGGCTTGCTGGTACCGAGCCACTGATTCACTAGACCATTCCAATAGTTTGTGTACTGTGTTTGTGTTGTGGTTTCCAGCTCAGGGCCAACCATCTGCAGATCGATGTCACCGTAGACTTTGTCCTGTGTGGTAGGATCAGCCGCATCAGTTTCATGATGTGCTGTGCTACCCGTTGGTCGTCCCATCTTGACTGGGCCATGTGCATTATTTGCTTTGAGGAACTCGTTGAAGTCAGCGGTAAACTGTTGCATGGTGGCCAGCGCGGCACGTACCACTGGCGGTGTTATCACCGTGCCCTGTGTATGAGTAGTGTCCCATCCACCTTCAGATATAATGTCTCTTACTTTCATTAGCGCACCAATATGTTTTTCATCTGTCTAAACCAGGTGCTGGGCTGACTGTGTTGGCTTTCTGGTAGATTTATCAATCCTTTTTTGGCATCATCACGTGCTTGTGCTAGTTTAACATCCTTCTGCGGATCTGTTGCCAAGGCGGCCAGTATGCTTTTCACACTGTTGAGATCATTGCCAGTGGCTTTGGGATTTAGCAAGATCTTGGCCACGTTGTCTCTGTCACGGGCAACAACTTCATTGTTGTCTCTGCGCATGAGCTTGGCGCCGAATGCATCAAACTTCAAGCCCAGTGCCTTGCCAATTGAGTTCATCAGTATGAATATGGGCTGTCCTTTGAAGTCAGGATCATCGTAGCTGCCACGTGGGCCATGCTGATGATAAGGAGCGACTATAGCGGCATCATGTATGACCATGACGTCCACTTGTGCTACCGCATCTTTGTAGGGTATGCCAATGCTGACATTGCGTCCGTTTACCTTGGCTTCTATGCCCTGTCCGCGGAAATAGTTTTCCATGGCCTTTTTAGCGGCCAGCACAGGATCTTTCTGATCCATGGTATTGAATAGTTTGATGACGTCTTCAGCTTCAACCATGAGGTCAATGTCACCGCTTTCAACCTTGTAGCCAGCACTGCCAATGTCCGCTTGTATGCGTCCTAGCAATTCTTTAGGTATGGCTTTTTTTGCTGCCGCCACGATATTGGCAACATCCCTCTTGGCTACAGGGATAGATGTGGGTATAGCGTTACCGCCTTCATAGAGCCTGGTCATCGTTCTTTTTGCTTTCAGTGCTTATGCGGCGTATGCCACGTATAAATTTGTTTGGGTCTTTACTGCGTATGCTGTTGAGCAAACGTCTTTCCAGTTCAGCAGCCGACTCCTGATCGTATGTTTCAGCGATAGTGGCCAGTAGATTTATAGCACCCTGTATCACGTGTCCAGCTCTGCTTTCAAGCAGTTTGTCCTTGTCGCGAGAGATGTATAAATTATCAATTTCATCAAGAATGCTACGAGTCTTTTTTAGCACAGGCCACTCCATATTTTTATTATTTAGCGCCAACCGTATGGGTATGTATAACTACAGTATCCATGACAACACGTTTCTGCGCAAATCCATTCTTTCTAAAAACACTGGATCCTCTCAAGAAGATCCACTGCTGTTGGATGAAGGACAATGCAGATTTAGCACAGGTGCAGGCAGATATACTTGCTGATCGTCCCAGTCCTGCTTGTAAAAAATGCTGGATCGCTGAGGAGTCTGGTGTGCCCAGCAAACGCCAAACAGACACAAAAAACCTCCAAGTACTTACCAAACTTAGCGAAGCTGAGCTTAAAATATATGCCGTTAATGATCCAACTCCGCTGTTGTGGCAGGTGAGATTGGGCAATGATTGTAATCTTGCTTGCAAAACTTGCTATGCAGGAGACAGCACAAGATGGTACAGCGAATGGAATCTACGCCATCCCAACGATACCTATCAGAGACCCATACGTCTGGATATTTCTCAGTCACACTCACTGGACTATAGCAAAGTAAAATTCATCGAGTTCTTGGGAGGCGAGCCTTTTGTTGGTGAAAGATATCGCCCTTACTTGGAAAAATTGATAGAAGCAAATAACTTCGACGTGATGTTGAGCTTTACCACCAATGGAACTGTCAGGCCACCGGTGGAACTGTTAAAACGATTTTCCAATGTGAACATCAACATCAGCATCGACGGTGTTGGACGCCGTTTTGATTATCTTCGCTGGCCAGCTCGTTGGGAAGAAGTGGATGCGAATATCACCTGGTGGCAGGAACAAAGACTTGGACCAGTGAGCTGTGTGCATACGATCAGTAACCTCACCATTGGATATCTTGACGAGTTTTTGCCCTTTGCACTAAAACGATTTGGTGTAGGAAAGTATCATTTCAACATCGTGGAGCACCCTCGATATCATGCTCCAAACGTGTTGCCTGCTGAAGTCAAAGCGCAAATAACCAAGCGTTATCAAGGTCATCGCATGGCACCCATGCTGGTGCCGTTCTCGAATCTCATGCAACATCCTGTGCGTGATTTCACACTGCTGAGATTTGCGGTCGAAACACTGCGCCAGGACGAATATCGCAACCAGCGCATGAGAGACTATCTACCAGAGATTGTATTTTTTGATGATAGCACCGTACTCAGGAAAAGTTTCAAAAAAGTCTAATTCCCATTGCTCGTCCCACTTGCGGATGAACTGGCAGTAGCGTATCCATGCCATGCGATCCATGCCTGGTTGATTGATCCTGCTCAGCACAGGCTTGTTCCAGGGCTGATTGGCGAATTTCTTGACCCATTCTCTTTTTATTTCTGCAGGCAGGTTTGAAACTTCCCAGATACTTTTACGTGCCATGTTGAATTCAACATTGATGCCAAAGTTTTTCACGCCCCATTCTGCGATGCGATTGACTTCCCACACATTGGTCGAACTTATGGTCATTCATGCGCAGGTTTATGTGTGACATGTTTTTGTAGGCCTGTATGTTGTTTTCCAGATCCGCCCACTTCGCAGGATGACGTATGTATTCATAGTCAGCGCCAACACCATCTATGCTGAGTGTGAGATCAACTTTGCGGAACAAGGACATCGCGGCCATCAACTCAGGACTTGGCATCACGATTCCGTTGCTGGTAAGGCGCAACAAACAGCGCGACAGATCTAGATGCTGTGCCAGATAGCTGATTATCTTGAGTAGATCATCTTGATACATGGGCTCGCCTCCCATGATGCTGAGCTCTTGCAGGTTTTGCAAACGTGGCAACATGCTGTCCAACCGCATGGTATCAAAACCCACATGCGGGGATTGATCCACGTCAAATTGCTCTGCAATTTTTATCCAGCCAGTGCTGTATTTCGCATCGCAGGTGATGCAGTGCAGGTTGCATTTATTGCCAATAAACAAGCTGAGAGTGAACAGTTGGCTCGCATCGCCATCTGCCCAGCCTGCATCTCTAACACGCTGGGTATAATCCAGTCGTGGGCTTTTGGCACCAATGAACTCACTCACTCTACAATACTCGCAACGTCGTGGCCACTTGCCAGCGGCCATGTCAGCACGATCTTTTTCAATGTCAATGTTGTTGTTGCGACTGACATCATAGAAACAACAAGGTGCTTCCCGACCGCTTACATCAAGATGCCATTGGTTATAGACACTGCTACAGTATATCATTGTGTTTTGGCCTGTGCTTTGATGCCTGCCAGCATGCTTTTGAGTTTGTTACTGCCTAGTTCTGCTTTGATCTCACCAGTGTCTGCGTCCACAGATGCGGTTGTATCCACTACTCTGCTACTGCTCTTGATCTGATCCATGATCGAGCTTGGACGGCGCATGGTGTCTGTGCTTTCTTCAGCACCTTCGTCTGTGATGCGCATGGTCTCGATGTTGTAGTTCAAGTCCACTTTCATTCCAACACCAGTGGAACTACGCGATTTCATACACTGTATCTGATAGCGACCACGTTCGCGCATAGCACGGCTAGTAAAAATACCAAACACGTTATCCGCAGTGTTAATCTTTGAAATACCGCCGCTGATGTGACTGTGGTCAAACTCGATCTCCTCTACCGCACTACGATTCAACTGGCTTGCTGTTACCATCAATATCTGCAATTCTTTCGCCAGGTTGCGCAATTCTTCTGAAACATACTTGTCTTTCACAAACAGGTCATTTGGGCTGACCTTGGCACTCACCGGCATCAACAGATCCAAGTAGTCAATCATGATAAAGTCAACTTTCTTGCCTGTCTGGATCTGATACTCTTTGAGATAACTGCGTATGTCATTGATGTTGCTCTGCGCTGGCAGTCCTTTGATCTGATAACTGCCTGCTTTCTTGCTCACCAGTCGCACCTTCATAGTGGTCGTGTCAATGTCCTTACGGATGTCCTTTGTGCTCATACTGGTCAACATGGCATCAGTACGCAAACTGGTTAGTTCTTCACTCAGTTCTAGTGTGATGTACACGCCATTCAATCCAGATTGTAGCCAGTTCAATGCGATGTTCATCATGACCAAGGATTTACCTGAACCCGATCCACCTGCAAAGATGTTTAGTTCGCCACGACTGAATCCACCATACAATAGTTTGTCCAGTTGTGGCCAACCTGTGCTCACTTGTCCGCCTGAATTGAAATACTTTTCAATACGAGCCTTAGGATCACTCCAGTAGTCTGTGCCTAGGTCTTTGGTCAACGATATCTGCACAGCGTCCTTGATCAGTTTTTCAACTGGATCAAAATCACCCTTTTCCAACATGTCTGCGGCTTTGAGGATCGCACGTTCTAGTTCTTTGCGCTTGGTAAAGTTTTCAAACTCTTCCATGAACCATTCATAGTGTCCTTCACCCACATCCGGCAGCGGCTGTAGATCCACACCAGTGGTGGCTTTTATCTGTTCACGAGTGGGCAGTGTCTTGTGTTTGTCACTGTGCTCAAGAACGAACTTGGCCGCACTGCGCAAACTGCGATCAAAGTTTTCCTCATTGAAGATGTTGTGTATGCGCACAAAGCTGGTCGCATCATGCAACATCATTTCAAGAAACAATTTCTGTACGTCTGGGTTGTAGTCTTTTGTCATTTTACCTTACACATATAATTGCAAATTGGCATAGGATCGCTCTGCATACGGTCGTCGAAACCTTGCATACGTTCCATAACCTTGCTGAGGGTAGTTTTACTTATATCGTACTCATTGCGATTTTTG